GACTGAGCGCTACGAGTGCGTTGGCTACAGTTCGTCGGTTATCTTCGAGCGCTAAGTCTGAGTATGTTCAGCTAGAAGCGAGCAAGGATTTATTGGATAGGGCTGGCTATAAACCGATAGATCGTTCACAGGTTCAAGTGGCGGGGGACATAAGAGTTTCCATTGATCTTGGCTAGGGGGGTGGGGGGAAAACTGCAAGCTCACGAAATGTTACTTCTCCCCTACTAGCATTTTTATCCCCTAAGGTTTGTGCATTGTCAGAATTATTTTTTTTGTTATAGGGTTCGTTTAGAAGGAGATTTGCTATGGATGTAGTAACGAAGGCGATTAGTGCGCAGAACACGTTCAGTGATGCGTTGGCGTTGCGCGGTGATTTTTCTCTTAGCATTGCTGGGACGTTTAGCGGGACGGTTACTGTTCAGCGTAGTTTTGATGCTGGGAGCAGTTGGGCTGATGTTGATACGTTTACTTCTACGTATGAGGGCAATGGGTATGAGGGTGTTGGTGCTCAGTACCGTGCTGGTATTAAGACTGGGGAGTATACGAGTGGGACTGCGACTGTGACTTTGAGGGAAAATGACACGGGTCGCTAAGAGGGATGCTATGAGGCGTTATGGGAAGCAGGCTGAGAGGCAGCCTGTTGCTCAAGACCTTTCTAAGGTGAAGCTGGCTTTGAAGAGTGGGGGCTATGCGAAAGGAACATAAGAATCCTGAGGGTGGTTTAACTGCTGCGGGTCGTGCTTATTTTAAGAGGAAAGAGGGTGCGAATTTAAAGCCACCTGTTAAGAGTGGTGTGAATCCGAGGCGGGTTTCGTTTGCGGCTAGGTTTGCTGGGATGAAGGGGCCGATGAAGGATGAGAAGGGGAGGCCAACGCGGAAGGCTTTAGCTTTGAAGGCGTGGGGTTTTGGCAGTGTAGAGGCTGCGCGTAATTTTGCGAAGCGGCATAAGAAGGGATAGATTATGTGTTTTGGAAGTGGTGCACCTAAGTATACGCCTCCCAAGTTTGGGGCTTTACCTTCTTTGCAGGTTGATAAGATTAAGCGAGAAGAGCAGGTATTGCGGGATGTTCCTCGGAGGATGCAGCCGCGCAGTTTGTTAATGTCTAGAGGAGAGTACTGATGCCGATGGGAAAAGGAACTTATGGCTCTAAGGTTGGACGCCCTTCTAAGCGGAAGCCAAGTGGAAAGAAGAAGTAATGGCTGACTTTACGCAAGCTGAGTATGAGAAACTTAGCGCTGAGTTAGATGCGATTGAGAGTAAGCAGAGTAATACTCTGTTGAATAAGTTTAAGCGTAAGATTCGCAGTCTTTATATGAGTGAAGATGAGTTGCAAGACCTTGAGGAAGATAGGAAGCGGGGTCAGCGTGTAATGACTGGGCGGCAGCATACTTTGTATCGGCGTGTTAATCAGATGGAAAAGCAGATGCGTGAGGAGGGTAAAGGTGGCGGTAAATGAAGCTGGCAACTATACCAAGCCCAAGATGAGAAAGTCTTTGTTCCAGAGGATCAAGGCTGCAAATGTTCAAGGGACTGCTGCGGGTCAGTGGTCGGCAAGGAAGGCGCAACTATTAGCAAAGCGGTATAAGGCTGCTGGTGGAGGGTATCGGTGATGGAAAATAAACCTAAGAAAAGTGATTACGGTTTTTACCTTAGTGAGCATGGAATGACTGCTTCGCAAACTGACGAATACTTTAAGAACTGGAAAGGTTCTCGTAGTTTAGCATCTTTTAAGCAGCATAAGAATATAGAGCCTGTATCAACAAAGAGGTTAAAATCTTTGTTAAAAAGATTTGTTCCTGATCCTAGGGCTAAAGTAAAAGATATGTATAAGTAAGGCTGCTGGTGGAGGGTATACTTGATGGAAAATGTAAAAGCGAAGAGTGTTACTCTTTTAAAAAAGATAGACAAAGAGCTTCACTCTATACCTTTATACAAAGGAGAGGAAGTTTACAAAACTGGAGGTCGTGATCCTTATAACTTTGTCGAGGCTACTAAAAACGCAATAACTGGTTTACGCCGTGGGATTAGAATGCTTAGAGGCAAAGAGAGTAAACCCGATCTTTTGGCTAAAAAGAAAAGGTTGGAAAATCTAATGGAGCGTGCTCAAAACTCAATTCGCGGTCTTTAAGAAGCGCCATGAAACCTTCTCAGAAATCTTTGCTGGATTGGGGAAAACAGAAGTGGCGAACCAAGTCTGGCAAGAAGTCTAGTGAGACTGGTGAGCGGTACTTACCTGCTAAGGCTATCGCTGCTCTTAGTGATTCTGAATATGCAGCTACAACCAGAGCTAAACGAGCGGGTAAGGCAAAGGGTCAGCAGTTTGTGGCTCAACCGAAAACAATTGCTCGGAAAGTAAGAAAGTATAGAACATGAAGAAGCCGAAACTAGGAACTGGTAAACGCTTTTCTTTGCTGGTGCGAGAGTTAGAAAAGAAAGATGTTAAAGACCCGAAGGCGCTTGCGGCTGCGATTGGCAGAAAGAAATATGGCAAGAAGCGGTTTCAAGAGATGGCAGCTAAGGGGCGTAAAGGATAATGGAAAAGTTACCTAAGTCAGTTAGTGGTAAGGTTCCTTCTTGGCTAACTCGCGCTTTAAATCCTTCTACAGCTATGACAAATCAGAGTGAAACTGTTAGAACAACTTCTATGGAGTATAATGGTAAGGAGATTTTGTTTCCTACTATAAGAATGATAAATGGAAAGTTGGAAAGATTTACGCCAAGAGCTGCTTTTGAGTTAGCCCTTAGAAACAGGGATTATATTGTATATGATACGCCAGATCAGGCAACGGCTGGAAGCAAGATGATAAGTGGGTTAATTGCTAAGGCAAGGGAAAAATAATGGCTTGGTATATTAGAAATACTCAGGAGTTATGGACTGGCCCTACTCACACTCTTCATGGCTTTACTTGGACTGAAGCCACTCATATGAGTTATTCTGTTAAGTTGGAGGAAGGTCCAGAACCAGTTAAGGCCAGAACGAAACAGGGGACATTCAAGGCTGACGATCTTTCTACGCCTAATGTCGATGAATCTAAGAAGAAACCCACTAGGAAGAAAGCAAAGAAGTGAGTTTTGTAAACACGCTCAAACAAGAAGAGCTTAATCTCTTGCGCAATATAGTTAAGAAGGAACACTTTAAATTCTTCGATCAGAAGCATGGCAAGATGTTCGTAACCAACTATATGCTAGATCAGATGATTGATAGTATTGGCCCTGAGATTGCAGAGCGTATTATCAAGCAGGGTACTGACGCAGGGTTAAGATGATTGACTTCAAGTACAAGCCAGACGGTGACGTACTAAAATTCTTTATGAAGGATGATACCTTCTTTCGCGGGATTCGTGGTCCTGTTGGCTCTGGGAAATCTGTGGCTTGTTGTGTGGAGGTGTTCCGCCGCGCCCTTATTCAGAAGAAGGGACCCGATGGAATCCGCAAAAGCCGATGGGCTATAATCAGAAATACCAACCCGCAGCTTCGAACGACGACCATTAAGACTTGGCTTGATTGGTTTCCTGAGAATGATTGGGGGAAGTTTCATTGGTCGGTGCCATACACACACCACATTAAAAAGGGGGATATTGATCTTGAGGTTCTTTTCTTGGCTCTTGATAGGCCCGAAGATGTTAAGAAACTGCTTTCACTTGAACTCACAGGTATATGGATCAACGAAGCGCGAGAGATTCCTAAGTCGATTATTGATGCCTGTACGATGCGTGTTGGGCGTTATCCTTCTATGCGTGATGGCGGCCCTTCTTGGACTGGCGTTATTGCCGATACCAACGCTCCCGAAGAGGATCATTGGTGGCCCATCATGGCTGGTGAGGTTCCAATCCCAGATCATATACCGCGTGAGCAAGCTAAGATGCTGGTCAAGCCAGACAATTGGAGTTTTTACACCCAACCTTCTGGAATGCTCGAAGTAAAAAACAAAGAAGGCGAGATAGAAGATTATGAGCCTAATAAGAAGGCTGAGAATACAAAGAATATGCTTAAGACATATTATCCTAATCTTATTCGAGGTAAGACCAAATCATGGATAGATGTTTATGTTATGAACCGATTGGGTCATATTCAAGATGGAAAGCCTGTATATCCGATGTTTGCTTCAGAAGTTCACATTGCAGAGGAAGAAATACCAATAGCAGCCAATACCCCAGTGTATGTTGGCGTAGACTTTGGATTGACTCCTGCCGCCGTTCTTGGTCAGAAGGTCAGGGGCCGATGGTTTTTGCAGTCAGAAATAGTGGCGGTAGACATGGGCATCGTGCGTTTTGCAGAAGTTCTTAGGAATGAGCTTGCAATACGTTTTGCGGCAGCGTCCGAGGTTATAATCTATGGTGATCCTGCTGGTGATTTTAGAGCGCAGACTGATGAGTCCACCCCTTTTCACATTCTGCGCGGTGCTGGCTTGAGGGCGTTCCCCGCGCCTTCCAACTCTGTTGACCTTCGACTTGAGGCTGTCTCTTCCCAGCTGACCAAGATGGTTGAAGGGAAGCCAGCACTTTTAATTGATAGGCGTTGTTCTCAGCTTATTAAAGGCTTTGAGGGTGGGTATTCCTATAAGAGAATGGAAGTATCTGGCGAGCGGTATGCTGATAAACCAGACAAGAATATGTTCAGCCACATTCACGATGCGGCTCAGTATTTATTCTTGGGTGCTGGTGAGGGCAGGGCTTTGATGAATACTCAGAAACCCTTAAAACCTGTTGTTGCCCAGAGAAACTTTGATGTATTTACTAAGTCGCCCAAGAAAAAACGGCAGAGTGTTTGGGCAAGAATGTAATCTTTGTGCGTTGATCTTTTCTGTTCTTTATGAATAGGAAGGCAAAAAGGAGATTGTTATGTGCTTTGGTCCTAGTAAAAGAGAAAAACAGGCAGCAGCCGAACAACAAGTAGAAGCTGATGTTGCAAAGCGTGAAGAAGTTGAAAAGCGCGCAGAGCAAAAGCGGGAAGATATTTCACAAGCATTAGAAGCAAGAACAGAAAGACGCGGTATGCGCGGTGGTGCTGGTCGTCGTTCTTTGTTTCGTTCTGGTGGTGCTGGATTTCTTGGTAGGTTCAATTACTAATGGACAAGGTAGCAAAGCGTTATATTGAAAAGTACCAAAAGGCGAAAGCCTTTCGGGAACAGTGGGTTCCTCTGTTTGAAGAGTGCTATGAGTACGCTTTGCCGCAGCGTGAATCTTTTTACTATGAAGAACACGGACAGCGCAGGGACGATAAAATCTTTGACGAGACTGCCGTTGTGGGCGTTCAAGAGTTTGCAAGTCGCCTACAATCAGGCATTGTTCCAAACTATGCGCGTTGGGCAGACTTAATATCAGGCAGTGAAATACCCCCAGAGCAACGAGAAGCAATTGATAATGAGTTGGATGAAGTTACCGAGTATGTATTTGAGGTACTTCAGAACTCAAACTTTAGCCAAGAAGTCCATGAGTCCTTCATGGATTTGGCTGTCGGGACTGGTATTTTGTGCGTCGAGGAAGGCGATTCACTAAACCCAGTAAACTTTTCTGCAATACCCCTACCCCATGTCGTACTTGATACTGGCCCCGACGATAGAATAGATCACGTATTTCGTGAGCGTAAGAAAGTTAAGTTTGACCATTTGCCATTAATGTTTCCGAATGGAACCTTTGATAACAAGGTTACTTCGCAGATGGGAGCAAACAGAGAAACAACTGTTCTTGAACTGGTTTGCCGTGACTACTCAACAAAGAATGAAGAATCCTATCTTCACTATGCAATTTGCATGAGTACAGAAACTGTATTGCATTATAAGAAACTAAGTGGTGTTGGTTCTAATCCATTTGTTTGCTTTAGATGGTCTAAGTGCGCTGGTGAGGTTTATGGACGTGGCCCTCTTATTAATGCCTTGTCTTCTATTAAAACAACCAACCTTACAATTGAGTTAATCCTTGAAAATGCCCAAATGTCCATATCAGGTATATACCAAATGGAGGATGATGGTGTCATTAATCCAGATACCATTAACTTAGTGCCAGGGACTATAATACCAAAGGCTATGGGGTCTGCTGGATTGCAGCCTATTCAAGCGGCTGGTCGCTTTGATGTGGCGCAACTTGTATTGAGTGACATGCGATTGAATATCAAACGCGCACTTTACAACGATATGCTGGGGAATCCTGATCGAACCCCTGCAACTGCAACTGAGATTGCAGAAAGAATGGCTGATCTTTCCAGAAGAATGGGTGCTGCATTCGGTAGATTGCAAGCTGAGTTGGTTCAGCCTGTCTTGCAACGTGTTATTTATATTCTCAAGAAACAAGGGCGTATTGAGGTTCCGACTATAAATGGTCGTGAGGTTAAGGTTCGCTCTGTATCTCCGCTTGCTCAAGCGCAAGCCAATCAGGATATTTCTAGCGTTGCTAGATTTATTGAGTTGGTTGGCACTGGCTTTGGGCCAGAGATGTTGCAGCTACTTATTGATGGTGAACAGACAGCTATTTACCTTGCTAAGAAATTTGGTGTGCCAGAGAGCTTGATTCGTGACGAAGAACAGCGTAGACAGATAGCTGCGTTAGCGCAGCAACTGGCACAACAACAGCAAGGTATGCCCATTGAGCAACAAGGTTAATATTGGAATAGACGGTATTCAACGTAGTTCGGACAGAGATGTCCAGATAAGTCAGAATATTGCCCAGATATTTTCTAGCGCAACAGGTCAAGAAGTTTTGAAATACTTTCGATCCGTTACCATTGAGTTGGTCAACGGCCCGAATATTTCTACGGAAGAGCTTCGCCATCTTGAGGGCCAGCGTTATTTTGTGGGAATGATTGAGCAAAGGATTGCTCATGCACATAGGAGTAAAAACAAATGAGTGAAGAAGCAGCACAGGTAGCAGAAGCCGATGGGCGCGATTTTGTAACTCAGGAAGACGTTGAGCAAGCAGCAACCCCCTCAAGACCAGAATGGTTGCCAGAGAAATACAATAGCGGAGAAGACTTAGCCAAAGCATACAAGGAGCTTGAATCCAAACTTGGCACTAAGGAAGAAGACATCCGCAATAGAATTATGGAAGAAATACAGTCTGAAGCATTTAGCGACAGGCCAGAAAGCGCTGGTGATTATCAGCTTCCAGAATCTATAGATGAATCTTCTGCTGTAGATAACAAGCTGCTATCTTGGTGGGCAGAGCATTCTTTTGAGAATGGGTATTCTCAGGAAGAGTTTGAGCAGGGCATTGCTATGTATGCTGAAGCTATGAATGGCTCAATGCCTGACATTGAAGCAGAGGCAAAAATGCTTGGTGATAATGCGGATCAGCGCATTGAGGCTGCATCTTTGTTTGCCAATAAGTTTTTTCCAGAAGCAGCACTTCCAGCAATAGAAAGAATGTGTGAATCTCATGAGGGTATCATTGCATTAGAAGCTATTATGGAAGCTATGAAAGATGGTTCGTTTGCTGGCAATACTCAAGCAGTAGCGGGAACCAGCGAAAAAGAACTTAGGGAGATGATGAATGACCCAAGATACTGGAAAGACCGCGATCCACACTTCATTAAGCAAGTTACAGATGGCTTCCAGCAAATATACAAATGAGGTTAAGATTCTGCAAAGGGGCAAGTATTACCTTACCCCTTTTCTGCCTCATCATATAGAAGAGGTTCTTTTAAATCTTAGCCAAGAAAACAAGCGAGAGCTAAAACTTCTAGGGCATTTGGATATAGAAGAAGCTCTGATTGAAATGTATGAATCCTCTGAGTGCTATCTGGCACGTAAGGAGGGCGAGTCTTTCTTAATGGTGGGTGGTCTTTGGTACAATGAGGATCAAGACTTTCCGCAAATGTTCTCTATGTTTTCTAAAGACTTTGCAGATCACTTTGTGCCAATAGCGCGTGGCTCAAAAATGCTAGTCAACTTCTTTGATAAGACCCAAGACATGATGTCTATGACAATCCTGTCTGATTATGAGTTTATGGTGCAGTGGGCAACATGGCTTGGTTTTGAAGTGGTTGGTGTAATAGAAAGCAATTCTCAGAAGTATGTTGAGTTTGTGCGTTGCAATCCCAATAGAAAAAGTGTTTACGATGGCGCATCACGGCCCGTAATGCACTGAAAGGCCCGAAAGGATACCCTTGCTGACGTGAGAGAGCGGACACCCGACGATAAATCTGTAACCTCATAAGGACTGTATAAATGGCTAATACAATTGACCAAGCCTTTATCAAGCAGTTTGAGACAGAAGTTCACATGGCGTATCAGCGTATGGGTTCCAAATTCCGTAACACTGTTCGCTCTTCGAACGTAACTGGCTCAGTTGCTCGTTTCCAAGTAATTGGTAAAGGTACTGCAAGCACTAAATCTCGCAATGGTGATGTAACTGCAATGGAGCTGGTACACACTAATGTCGAAGCAACGATGACAGATCACTACGCTGCGGAGTACATCGACAAGCTGGATGAATTGAAAATCAACATCAATGAGCGTCAAGCTGTAGCGCAATCTGCTGCTGCTGCTCTTGGTCGTAAGACTGATGAATTGATTACAACAGCTATGGATGCTGGTGCTAATTCAACTCAAATCCATGACACTTCATCTGCTCTTGAAAAAGCAGACCTTTTGTCATTGTTTGAAACATTCGGCAATGAAGACATTCCAGAAGACGGACAACGCTATCTTGCTATGTCTCCTGCTGGTTTTGCTGACCTGTATGGAATCAATGAGTTTGCATCTTCTGACTTTGTTGGACCGCAGAATCTGCCCTACGCTGGCGGTATGACAATGAAAGAGTTCTTGGGCTTCAAGATTTTCTCAACGTCTGCTGTTGCTGGTGGTAAGAACTTTGCATACCACACAACTGCTGTTGGACTTGGTATTAACTCTGATGTTCAGACTGAGGTAAACTATGTACCTCAGAAGGTTTCACACCTTGCAACCTCTATGATGTCAATGGGTGCTGTTGTTATTGATGACGATGGTGTCTTTGAAGTCTTAGACAACAACTAAGGGATGGGGGCTTCGGCCCCCATACTGCCATGCCAACGATAGCAAACACACCATTATTGATTTGTTCGAGAGCATCCCTCCTGATTGGCGGTGATGCTATTTCTTCATTTAGTGACTCTACTGCCGAGGCAACGGTTGCTAATGCTGTATATGAGGATATTGCTCAAGGTCTTTTAACCAGCACAAGATGGAGGTTTGCATCTAAACAAGCGCAGCTTACTAGAAATGGTACTGCACCTTTAACACGCTGGGATGCTTCTTATGCGCTGCCAGCTGACTCTTTGATGATTTCAGTAATTACAATCCAAGACCTGCCGATTGAATATGATATTTATGAAGGCAATGCGTTCTGTGATGCGACAACAACCGATACTGTAATTGCTGATTATATCTTTAGGGCTGATGAGGCTAACTGGCCTTCTTACTTTATTACTGGTGTTGAGCTATCTGTTGCTTCAATGCTTGCTATGTCTGTTGCTAGGGATGCTTCATTGGCGACTGCTTTTGAGGAAAAGGCAGAGCGCCAGCTTATAAAGGCAAGGCGTTTGGACTCACAACAACAGACCACCAGAAAACTCCACACATCGAGGTTTATTGCTGAAAGGCGTAGTTGATGCAAAAAATTAGAGTTGCTCAGAACAGCTTTCAGTTTGGAGAAGTCAGTGATTCATTAGTAATGAGAACTGATACTGCGGTGTATCCTGCATCTGCGCAGCGCGTAGAAAATATGGTGGTTACTGCGGAAGGCTCTTTGAAAAAAAGATACGGCCTAAAACATATCCATAATTATGGATCAAGTTTTGTTTATCCTCCTGAAACAGAACTTTCAATTTCTAGTCCTTATGATATATTTTTTAAACCTAATGGCTTAACAATTTATATATGTACATCTTTATCTGGAATAAATAGATACGATTTAACAACAGCATGGGATATATCGACAGCATCTTTTGATTCATTTTTATCAGTTTCTAGCCAAGATACTACGCCAACAGGTTTATTTTTTAAATCTGACGGAACTAAAATGTTTTTTTGCGGCGATCAAAATGATAACGTTTATGCTTATGATTTATCTACTGCTTGGGATATTACCACTGCAACTCATGTAGGTACAGTTAGCGTCACAAATCCTAGGAGTTTATTTTTTAAATCTGATGGAACTAAAATGTTTGTCCTAGAAAGTGGTTTTAGTGGCAGCGTAGTAGAGTATTCTTTACCTACTCCATTTTCACTTTCTGGTATAACAGGTTCTAGCGGATATTTTTCTGTAGCTTCTCAAGAGACGAATCCTACTGGATTGCATTTTAATGATGATGGAACGAAGATGTATGTCGTTGGGAGTAATTCTGATACTATTTATTTTTACTCACTTTCAACGGCTTGGGATATTTCTACTGTATCTTATGACAATACTTTTACTTCAGTAGTTTCTGAAGGAACTCTTCCACAAGGAGTTTTTTTTAAACCTGATAATTCTTATTTTTATGTTGCTCAATTTGGGGAATCAAAAATTTTTCAATACTCACGCTCAAGTTATTTAGAGCAATCTCATTTATTTCCTTTTGTTTTTGACCAGAATGAAGAGTATGTAATCTCTGTAGAGAATGCTAAGGTTAGATGTTTTCGACTTTTGACAGATGGTACTGTAAGTCTTGTTGCAACTATTACCGCAGATACGAGCGCGGCTGCTTTGCCATTTGATCAAGATTACTTAAAACAATATACAGCAACACAGCGTGGCGATGTAATGTGGATATGTCATCCATTGTTTGCGCCAAGATTGCTAACAAGAACCAGCCTCACAGCTTTTGAAATTAGCACTTACACCTTCGATCAGCGACTAGATAACAGCGTTACGTTTCAGCCTTACTCTAAGTTTCAAGATCATGGAACAACGCTTGACCCTAGCGCAACAACTGGCACTGGTATTACATTAACAACCAGCACTGATTACTGGGACACCACAGGGACACAAACTGCTGGAAATTATTTGGACTCTTTGCACGTTGGCGTAATTGTAAGATACAGTGGAAATGAAATTGAAATAACCAGTGTTCAATCTGCCACTCAAGCAACTGGCGATGTTGTTGATGAACTATCAACGCGGTTATCTGTTTTGAATCCACTTCGCACTGATGGTAGTACAGCTAATGTAGAAGTTACTATGTTGGCTCATGGCTTTGCTGGTGGTGAGTCTATTACTATATCAAATGCCTCTGCTGTTGGTGGAATTAATACTGGCAACTTAAATGGCCCTCAAACTGTAAGCGGTATTATTGATGAAAATACCTTTACATTTAATGCGGGTGGGTCAGCGTCTTCTGCTGAAGATGGTGGTGGTTATGTAACGATTTCAAGCGATTCACCTACTGCAGATTGGGACGAGCAATCATTCTCAGCAAAAAGAGGATACCCTGCTGCTGTTACTTTCCATGAGAACAGGCTTGTTTACGGCGGTACAATAGCTGAACCTGATGCACTTTGGTTTAGTAAGATTGGAGAATACTTTAACTTTGATGTTGGTGAGGCTGCTGATGCGGATTCAATCAATCTTATTGCAGCAACAGGCGATGTTAATGAAATACGGTATTTGATTTCCAATCGTGACCTGCAAGTATTTACCGCGTCAAGCGAACTCTACGTGCCAACATATCTTAACCAAGCTATTACACCAACAAATGCTCAGATTAGAAAGCAAACACCATTTGGCGTTGAGTTTGTAAAGCCAGTGGAGATTGATGGCGCTACAATATTTTGTGAGTTAAACGGCAGGATTATACGCGAATATCTTTATACCGATGCAGAGGATGCTTATAGCTCTGTTGCTGTTTCTACAATTGCTTCTCATTTAATTGATACGCCAAAGTATGCTGCTGTTGCACATAGTGGTTTTGGTCTGCCAGATTCTTATGCTGCATTTACCATGACTAATGGTGAAATGGTTTTATTTACTTCGAATAGAGCAGAGCGTAGGGCAGCTTGGACTAGAGTAACAACGGCTGGGACCTTTGGTTCTGTTTGCGCTATTGAGGATCGTATATTTGTTAATGTCTATGACTCAGATGGCAACTTGCAACTCTGTGAGTTTGATACTGAAGTTGGCCTAGACTTCTGGCTATATGGTGCAATATCAACTAATCTTGTTGATGTAAGCGCGGTGTATTCTTCTGGGGATTCTGTTGATGTAATAGCAATCAAGGACTCTACTCAGTATTCTCTTGGTGCATTTACTGTAAATGTAAGCAATCAGGTTGATCTTTCTGCATACTCTGCTGAGAACTACACTCATGCTTATGTGGGTAAGAAGTACACAGCAAAGATAATTACAAATGCGGTTGATGCTTCTATGGGTGGTGGTCCTGCAACTGGAACGCCAAGAGGTATTACCAATATTGTTTTAGACTTAAAGAATGCAAACTCAGTAAAAGTAAATAGCAGAAAGCCTTCGATGGCTGCTGGCTTTACTGGTAAGAAAGAGTTTCGTTCTTTGGGGTATAGTCGTGATCCGCAGATTACGATTGAACAAGATGATCCGCTTACTATGCAAGTAAATGGAATAGTTACGGAGTTAATAGTTTAATGGCACTTGATCCACTTTCTGGCGCAGTATTTTTAAATCCAGCACTAGCAGCGCCTTTAGCTTTAGCGGGTACTGCTGTAAGTGTTTTGGGCACAGTAATGGCTGGTAAGGCTCAACAAGAAGAAGCAAGGCTTAATGCGTTTCAAATGCAAACGCAAAAAAAAGAAAATCAAGTTACTGCAATGCAGCAAGCTAGAGCAAGGCGCGAGGAATATGATCTAGCAACTTCTGCAAACCTTGCTGCATTTGCGGCACAAGGTCGTGATATTGGGGCTGATCGCAGTGTTGAAGCGTTCTTGAAGCGGCAAGAAGAAATAGCTGGTCAAGACCTTGGCAGAATAGCACGTCAAACAAGAGCAGAAGATTTACGCGCTGATATGATGGCTATGGCTGAGAAACGCCGTGGTCGTAATGCTCTTTACTCTTCTCTGTTTAGTGCAGTTGGTACTATGGCAGAGGCTGGTTATCAGTATAAGAAGGTTCAAACATAATGGCTGTAATTAGACAGAGAACCCAAATCTTTAATCAGCCAGTCGGAGTTGTTCGAGCCGATGCTGGTGCAGCTTCAGTAGGCCAAGCCATTAGCCAAGCGGCTGGAACAATGGCTAACCTTGCATTTAGGGATGCAGCAAGGGCTGCTGAAAAAAAGGGGGTTGATGTTGCTCTTGCGGCTGAGCAAGAAAAGCTAACAACTATTGACCCTACAACTGGCAAACCAGAGGCATATAAAGCACCACAAGGATTTGGACAGATTGCTGCTGAAGCCTATCAGCGTGTTATTGATCAGCGCTTTGAGGACTCAATAAATACTGAAATGCAGCTTAAAGCAAAAGAGCTTGCTTTAAAATATCAGTTTGCTCCTGAGTCTTATGACGAAGCTATGAGCGATTACATTGGTCAGATGTCTAATAACTCTGGCGGTAAGTATGAGGCTTACATTGAATCTACTGGCGCTAAGTATCTGGCTCTTACAAAATTAAATATTCAAGAGAAGGTTGTTGCTAGAGCGAGGGCAAATGCTTCTTCTCAGCTTTCTCTTTTTATTTCTAATAATCAAGATGAAGCAAGGTCTGCGGCTGCGGCTGGTGACTTTGAATCTGCTATAGCAATTAAAAATAAGAATGTTGGTGCTGCGGGTGATGGTATTGCTTCTGCGCTTCCTAATTTTAATGCTGGTGATGATCAGCGTGTAGCAAGTGGTTATGATAAAGCTATTGCTCTTGGTGGCATTGACTACCTTATAAAACAAACAGCTACGCCAATGGAGCGTAGTCAACTTATTCTTTACCTTCAAAGTAATGGTGACAGAGGTATTGCTTTAGATGAGGCTGAAACTAAGAAGGTTCTTGAGTTTATTGATCCGAGCGAAAGACAGGCAATAATTAATTACGCTTCTGGTATTTCTTCTGATTATGATGCTGCTTACGCAGATGAGCAAACGGCAATACAGGCTAGTGTTGAAGAGCAAGCTAGAATTGACTTTCTTAAGTTTGAAGAATCTGTAGATACATTTTCTAATGTTTCAGCTTATGTAGCATATAATACAACTGAGGGTGCTAATCTTTTTGGTCCTCACCCACCAATTGCAATTAACAGTGCGTTTAATACAATAAAAAATCATTACAACACATTAGACCAAGGGCTTCAAAAAAATTATGAATCTGGTGTTTATGGTAAAGATGCAAGAGTTGCTGCTGGTCGTTTAAGAGAAGAGCGCAATAATGCAAAGTTAAAATTAATAGAGCCATTTCTTACAGAGCTTGGACTTGAGGGGAATATTGACTCTGCAAAGGCTGCGCTTCAAAATCCTAACTATAGTCGAGGGCTTTTAACCTCAAGGCAAAGAAGCATCATTGATGAGCTACACGCTTCTGACTTCTTAGATAATCAAGAAATAAAAGATAAAGCCCAGTCTATTCTCAACTCAGGAAAAGATTCTCTTAAAAAGAAAAGAGACGATAGAATCCTAGAGCTTGATTTAACAAGAGAAGTTTCAAATGCAATAACGCGCGGAGTTACGCCTGAAGTTTACTCAAATCTTGAGAAAAAATTGCGGGCTAATGCTTTTGCTTTGACTGCTACTGATATTGATGGCCTTCTTTCTTCTATGCGTAAATCAATGGCTAAGAATGAAGTCACTGGTTTTATTGCACAAGGAGCATCTTCTTCTCAGTTAAATAACTTAAACTTGTATGTAGCAACAGATGGCAAAGATAGAGATCAGCTTTCTGATGCGACTATTGCTGTTGGCGATGCTATCTTAAAACTAACAACACCAGAAGATAAAGAGGCGGTTTTATCAGATATAAACTCTCTTAATGTAAGGCTTAAAGAACAAGAAAAACAAAGAGAAGATCAACTAGAAGAAGTTAATAGAAGCGTAAGAATCCTTTCTGGAAATGGTAACTCTAATATTGCTAAAGATAGACAGGCTACTGATACAATTCTAGATAGGGCAAAACTTCCTGTTGAAAACTTTTCATCTTGGACCGATGCACAAAAGAGTTTGTATCTTCCTATTGTTGGCAGTGCTGTTTCTGATCGTCTTGTTGATGGTTTAAAAGCTATAACAAGTGGGCAGTTTAACACAAATGCTCAGTCGTTTATATCTTTATACAATGCTTTGCCCAAAAGTGCTTTTGGAGATTCTATTTCTTTTGATGATCGTGCTTTTTTAAATGATGTTATTAATCTTTCTAGGGATACAGAAACGCCCATAGCTGAAATTGCGGTTAATCTTAAGAAAATGCAGCTAAGTGAAGCTGGCAGACAAAATAGATCAAACCAATTGGTCAATAAAAAAGGTCAAAAGATTTCTTTAATTTCTGTTGCTAATGAGATTACAGAAAATGATCCAACTTTAGCTACGGAAATAAAAAGTACGTTAGATTATTATCTTCTATCTGGTGCTTCACTAGAAGTTGCCAAAGAAAAAGCGCAAAGAATTTTAGATGAAAAATATACTGCATCGGAATATATTGCTGATCCTGCATTGCCTATGGGTAATGTATCAAAATCAAGGCACTCATTAGAAAATTATTTTAAGGGTGATGATGAAGCAAGGATTGCTTTTCTTTCTGCGGTAAATAGACAGCTACCAAAAAATATTGAGATTGATGGTGAGATTGTTTCTTTTGCTCTTGGCGAAATTGATGAATTGCCAGTTCCCCCATGGGAAACAGACGCAAGATCAGAACAGAATATAAAACAAATTAAGTTGGTTCCAGTTCCAGTTGGTAGTGATGTTTTTTATCAGGCTTATTTTATTGATAAGAACAATGAATTAAGACCTTTGATCTATAGATCAGACTCAAGAGGCAAACCTCTTAGGACTGAAGAAGAAGTTCTTAAAGCAGAAGGGGGTCAGCTTTGGCTGCCAACATTTAATAAGAATGATATTTCTGATTATTACGATGCAAAGGCTGCTGAGTTAGAAGCAGAATTAAGAAAAGAAAATGAGCAAAGGCAACAGCTTATAGAAGGTCAGAAAAGATTGGACAAAGTTCCTAGTGCAATTCTTACTTCTCCGTTTGGTGGTTAAATGCAAAATGGTTTAGATATAGTCAGAAGTCTTGAGGCTGGTACGCGAGTAGCCCCTTCTCCTGAGATTGATTTTATAGATACTGTTAAGGCAAGCCTTGCTTATAAGTACAATCCTGTTTTTAATTACTTTGAAGAGCGTTCTAGTTTTCCAAATATTCCAGAAGATGGCTACAGTGCAATTGATAATATTCCTGAGAATCTAAAGCCATTTGGCTCTTATCTTCTTAGGGCAACAAATCAAGAGCATATGGATTACCTTATTGGTAATTTAGAAGCTGGGCTTAAAACTAGAGAAACTTTAGCTCAATCTGGTGTGTTTGCTCAATTAGGCGCAGAAATCTTTGATCCTTTTAATTGGGCTGCAATACCTTTTGCTCCTGCCGCTACATTCGCTAAAACGGCTGCTAGAGGCGCGGTAGCTACTGGCGCTATGGTCAGTGCCCAAGAAGCCGTTAGGTATCCTGTAGACCCCCTAGCAACGCCACAGGAGCTTGCTATTAATATTGGGTCTGGCGCTTTAGTCGGCGGCGTTCTTTCTGGGCTTATAACTATTCCAGTGCAGAGAAGACTTGCTGCACAATTAAATGCTGAAATTGAGATTAATAATCTAAGAACTGCAATTGCGCCAGAAGGCGAGGAGCCAGATGCGCGAATAGCTCCAAGTTTATTTACAGATTCTTGGCTTTATAAAGCAGTCCCTACGCCAATGAAGCGGATTCTTACAGACGATAATGTTCCCAACTCTGTAAAGCTAACAACATTAAAGATTGCTAATGACTCAGGCATTTTGCTTGCAGCCAATAAACAAGGTCAAAAAATAGGAAACTCAGTTTACCAAAATGCAAAGCTGCTCGAAGGCGAGTGGATTAGAGTATATGATGAAACAATAAACATTTGGGGTGAAAGCACTGGCAAGGGTGTTGTGAATCCTCTTGATTATACTTTTAATCGTAAGAGCTTTGAGACTTGGCTTGAGGGTGTTGATAGCAAAGCTATGCGCGGAATTGCACCAGCCGATGATTTTGAAGCTAGAGCAATGGCGAGTCTTAATAAGTTTTATGAGAATTGGGAGCAGCGTCTTAATGAGCAGGGATTAATTGGCTCTGCGCCCTACTATGAGAAGTTTATTCTTGGTCGTGAAAGACGAACAGAAGATGCTCAAAAGCGCTTACAAACTGCTAGATCACCTGATTATATTGCTAGATTAGAAGCGCAGGTTCGTCGTTACTCCGATGAAGTTACTGAAGCTAGAGCAATCCTTGATGATATTAAAGAAGCTGGTCCTGTCCTGCCTCCTAATGAAAAGCTATTCCGTCCTAGGTATTGGGATCAGGATGCAATTAGAGCAAACTTAGAAGACTTTAAGCGGATTCTAACAGAATGGTACACAAAGAATCCTTCTATAATTGTTCGCGGTAAAGACGGTAAATCTTCTAGGGTAATGCTAGATACTTCTGAACAGGCGATTAGAAGGCGCGTTGATGAAACTGTTGATACTATTCTTGGTATTAAGGACATCCTAGACCCAGAAATAGGATACTATGGTGCTGGTAAATCAAAGCACTTTAAACACCGCTTGGTAGATATACCGAATGAACTTGTTTTGGATTATATTCAAACGAATCCAGTTGCAGTTATGAAAGCATATACTCAGCGCACAGGTGCTAGGTATGAGTTTGCGCGTATGTTTGGCGGCGATACAATTGATGATGTTTTGGATGATGTATTTAATCAAATGATGGATGCTGGTAAAACACAAGCACAAGCACATGCTGCTATGAAAGATATGCGCCATCTTTATAAGCGTGTTGTTGGTGGCTTGCATCGTGATCCTGATAGTTGGGATCAATCATTTGGCAGAATATTACGCAGTCTCGCTCAATTTAATTATCTTGGTTCTGCTGGTGTTGCTACAATGACTGAACCAGCTAAAATTATGATGGAGCATAGTTTAGGCCCAACATTCCGTGGTTTGTTTTCTATAATGAAAAATAACCAGCTAAAAATGGGCGCTAAAGAAGGAAGGCTTGCGGCTGAAGGTATAGATAATCTTATGAACTCTGCGCATCTGCGTATTGTTGATGATGTAAATAACAATCCATTTAGGTCTGATATTTTAGACAGGGCTAAAAGTCCGTTTTATCTTTTAAATGGTCTTGGTCCTATCACTAAAATCTTCAAAGACTTTGACGCTATGATGCGCTGTCATACTTTGATTGATTACTCAGTACGTTGGACTCAAAGCAAAGCAACAAAGCAAGAACAAGAATATCTTCTTAGATATAACATTGATTTAGAAGACGCTAAGAAGATTGCCAATGCACCATGGCAGAAGTCAGAAGCTGGCTTTTACATGGCAAACACTGAAGCATGGACAAACACCATTGAGTTTCCTGCAACAAAAGCAGAGGTTATTTCTGGGCCAACAAATACTTTTGATGGAGACAGATACAAGCCAGCTTTCTACAGAGAATCAGAAAACAAAATATACATTGATGAAGAGCATATCATAAATGAAATGTGGCCTGAGCGTAGATGGGAAAATCCTAGAGTTGAGGGCGTAAAGCCAATTAAGAAAGGCATAATTAATAGCCCAGAAGATTATGTTACCTTCATTAAAATGCACGAGATTATGCACTCTTTAAATAGGCCCAAAGCTATGGGCTTTGATATGAGAAAGAAAGCAGACAAGGTTGCATATGAAAATGCAATAAATGATCTGGCTGTTGCTGAAATAGAAAAGCAAGCAAGGGTCGATCCCGAGACAGTACGCACATTTCGTAATGCTCTTAGCTCTGGTATTATGAATACAATCTTAATGGGTACACCTGCTGACAAACCAATAATTACAGATGGTATTGTTTATATTCCGATGCGCGTTGCTCGTCAGTTTGGAATGAAAGAGGACAAAGAGTTTAAAGGATATGCTCGTATTGAGAATGCTCTTCTTGGCTTACCCTTCCAGTTCTATAGTTATAGCTTTGCTGCTTTGAACAAGATTACTGCCGCATATGGACATGGACAGTTAAAGAATCAGTGGATTGGTACTGCGATGTCTATGGGTCTTGGCTATATGGTATTACAGTACAAAACGCCTGATTTTGTTAAGATGGATTTTGAAGATCAGTTTGCTAGAGCATTTGATTACTCAGGTGTTGCTGCTCTTTACTCTGATATTTTCTATACTGCTATGTCTACTAGCTTGGCTTTGGGTGGGCCAAATATTACTGGCGGTGTTCTTCAGCCAAGATTCCCACAGGAGCCAGACGCATTAGATGCTGCCACTGGGGTTCTTGGTGCTGGTCCTAGTATTGCTGCTGATTTAGGTCGTGGTGTTTATGATCTAACAACAGGCAATATTGGAGAAGGGACTAAGCAAATCATTCGGAATCTGCCGTTTGCGCGAATGTGGTTTTGGAAAGGTAAGATGAATGAGCTTACAAATATGATTGAAGGTGAGCTTGATGATGGGATTGGCTTTGGTCGATACTAATTTGTGCGTTGATATTTCTTTGTTTTTATACAACAAGGAAGCAAATAGGAGATAAACATGGCTGTTCAACCAAACTTTAGAGGTAGCGATCCTGCTGATAACGCTGCTGCTGTTACGCCAAATGACTCTACTGATTTAACAAATACTGCTAGAGCGCTTTATGTTGGAAGCACTGGCGATGTTAAGGTAGATACTGCTGCTGGTGATACAGTAACATTTGGCACTGTACCTTCTGGTGCAATATTGCCAGTAAGAGTAAAGCGTGTTTATAGCACTGGCACAACAGCAAGCAATATTGTTTCAATTTTCTGATGTTCCTTGGGTTTAGCATATCAATACACCAGCTAAAGGTTTATGCGGCTGTAGTTTTAGACTGGATACTTGCAACAGGCTCTTGGAATGATTCTGGCGGTTGGGATGATACTGATGTTTGGAACGATAGCGCACCATAAAGGAGCTAGATAATGGGTACATTTGTTAATGGAGAAAGCGGCTCCTCAGTCCGTACAAAGATAAATGCCGCTATAGAAAAGACAGAAGGCACTGCTGCAATTACTGCAATTGATGTTGATGGTGGTGCCATTGATGGCGTTACGCTTGGAACAAACAGCGCGGTAACAGAAGCACAAGTTGATAATATTAATATCAACGGAAACACAATTTCAAGTACAGATACCAATGGCGATATTACAATTGATCCAAATGGTGCTGGTGATGTTAATATTGGTAATTTTAAGTTTGACGCTGATCAAACTATAGGCGCTGGACAAGATAATTATGTTTTAACTTATGACAATACTGGCGGTAAGATTAGCTTAGAAGCTGCTCCCGGAGCGGGTGGTGGTATAAGTAATGTTGTTGAAGATACTACACCCCAGCTTGGTGGTGATCTTGATGTCAATGGTAATGCACTTGTTAGTGTATCAAATGGGACCATTGATTTAGACCCTAATGGATTTGGACAGGTAACTTTTAAAGGGAATTTAACACGGGGTGCAGGGAATTTTGTTTTAAACTGTGAGCAAAATACCCACGGAATTACAATTCAAGGTCCGCCGCATAGCGCTGCTGCAAATTATACTCTTACCCTTCCAAACACAGATGGATCATCTGCTCAAGTTTTACAGACTAATGGATCGGGTACTTTAAGTTGGACCAATCAAATTACTGAGCTTGTTAATGATCTTACTCCTCAGCTTGGTGGTAATCTTGATGTTAATAGTAATTCTATTGTTAGTATATCAAATGGCAATATAGCAATCACGCCAGATGGAACAGGCAGTATTGTTTTAGATGGTGTAAATTGGCCTCAAGCAGATGGTTCAGCAAACCAGTTTTTGAAAACAAATGGTGCGGGACAGTTAAGTTATGAATCTGTAGTTAGCAATGCGACACATACTGGGGAAGTTACAGGTGACACAGTATTAACAATTGCTGACAATGTTGTAGATGAGGCTAACTTAAAAGTTAGCAATGCGCCTACAGATGGTTATGTTCTTGTTGCGCGTTCAGCAAATACTGGCGGTTTAACTTGGGAGAGCGTTAGTGGTGCTAGTGGTTTGTCTAATGTTGTTGAAGATACAACGCCTCAACTTGGTGGTAACTTAGACCTTAATAGCAATAATATTACTGGCACAGGAGACATTACTCCAACAGGTGATATTAAGCCAACAACTTACCAAGAAACTGTTGGAACAGAAAGCAGTGGAACATTAGACCTTTCAACGGGTAATGTGTTTAGCCATGCGCCTTCAGCAAATGTTACTTATGTATTTTCTAATCCACCTTCTACTGGGACAGCTTTTGGGTTTACGTTAAAGGTAAGTCCATCTGCAACCATTACTCAAACGTGGCCTGCGTCTGTTGATTGGGCTGGTGGCAGTGCGCCTACTGCAACTGCATCTGGTGAAACAGATGTGTTTGCTTTCTACACTCAGGATGGTGGTACAACGTATTATGGATTCCAAGCGGGAGATGCAATGGCATGAGCATTTTTCACAAGATGTTTATGGCTGCTAGTGGGGCTGGTGTTGTAGCGCCTACTCCTGAGCTTGCTGATCCATACTTTGATAATGTTGAGCTTCTTCTTCATGGTGATGGTACAAGCGGCAGCACAACAATTACTGATAGCAGCCCAGACCCAAAAACTGTTACTGCAAGTGGTAATGCACAGATAGACACAGCTATTAAAAAGTTTGGTTCTGGGTCTGTTGAGTTTGATGGAACAAATAGCAAATTAACTATTTCTGGTAATCCTATAGGAAGTGGTGATTTTACTATAGAGTTTTGGGTGTACTCTGAAAGTATTAGTGGCAATCAGTATCTTATGGATATTAAAGGAACAAATAGATTAAGTATTGTTAGGGGTGATGGAAGTACAAGCGCACCTAACGAGGGTTTAGGGATATATGACACTGGATGGAATGGTGCAAATTCAACTTTACCTGATGCAATATATCAAAATAACTGGAACCATATAGCAATATCAAGAACTTCTGGCACTATGAAAGCGTTCGTCAATGGCACATCAATAGATTCTTGGACAAACTCTTTGGATTACTCAAATGAAACCATAGAAGTGGGCTCTGCTCATAGTAATCAAAGTTTTACTAACTTTAACTTTGATGGTTACATTGACGATTTACGGATTACCAACGGTGTAGGCCGTTACACTACTGATTTTAATCCGCCAGATGTTCCACACCCAGACATAGCAAGCGACCAGTATTTTTATGCAACTGAACTTCTTGTTTCGGGAAATGGCACAAACGGCAGCACAACATTTACTGATGAAAGCTCTAACGCATTAACAATTACAGCTAATGGTAATGTTCAAGTTGATACAGCCGTTAAGAAATTTGGCACTGGCTCTATAGAGTTTGATGGTACTGGTGATTATCTGACTGTACCAGATGATCCAGCATGGGATTTGAATAGTAGTGATTTCACTATTGAGGCTTGGGTATATCCAACTGCTTCTCCCGCCCAACCAATTATTATTGGGCAATGGACGAGTAGTTATTCTTGGGCATTGATGCTTTCCAATAATAGTAATAGATACCTGCGAGCAATATTATATAATGGAGTATTTAACGACTATGTAAGCACATCTGCTTTGAGCTTAAATTCTTGGAATCATTGTGCTTTTGTTAGAGAAGGCAATACAGTTTCTCTCTACTTAAACGGCACAAGTGTTTATTCAACATCATTTACAGGTAGTGTAGGAGCCTCTACTAGCGCAGTCTCCATAGGAGCTAATTCTGTTGGCGGCTCTCCTTTTCAAGGTTATTTAGATGATGTTCGTGTTACTAAAGGCGTTGCTCGTTATACTTCTGACTTTACTCCGCCACGCATAGAGCATCCTGACTTTGGTGCAACCCGTGAAGCTGTGTCTATTACTGCAAATGCAGATGCACAAATAAGCACTGCACAAAGTAAGTTTGGTGGTTCTAGTGCTTACTTTGATGGCACTGGTGATCGTTTAGAGTCACCGTCACTAGCTGATCTTAGTAGTGGTTCTTGGACGATTGAGGGTTGGTATTATTTTACCACAGACCCGAATAGCGCAACAAAGCTATTATGGTCCTTAAATGATGAAGCAACAAATGGTTACGCCCAACTTATCACCATTTCGGGAACAACTACTTTATCCCTTCAACAACGTGGGACAGGAACATACACAAGCAACGGGACTTATGATTTTAATACTAACACTTGGTATCATATTGCTGCCGTTTGGGACGGGACAAACCAGAAAGTATATGTAGATGGCTCTGAGGTTATATCTTCCACCACAAATGTAATTCAAAATGCTGGTAACGGCCTGACCCTAAATGGTGATGGTGGCGGCTCTTACAATTTTGCAGGATATATAGACGAATTTAGAATTTCTACTATAGCTAGATACACTTTAAGCTTTACGCCACCCACTGCTGCATTTGATAATGACAGCAATACCGTGTTGCTTTTGCATATGGATAATCCTAATAGTTCAACCACGTTTATAGACGATAATGGTCTACTAACATCAACGGAGTAAGACATGTACGTTAAAGTAACAAACGGCTCTATCGATCAATTCCCCTACACGATCGGAGATTTACGCCGCGATAATCCTAATACAAGTTTCCCTAAATCAATTCCAAACTCTATTCTTGAGAGTTACGGTGTTTACCGTGTTACTGTTCCAAGCGTTCCTAGCTATAATCCAGCGGTGCAAACATTAGTTACAAACCCACCGACTTTAAATGGTAGTTCTTGGGAAGCAAGTTACACTGTAGAAAATAGACCTCAGAGTGTAGCAGAAGGCGTCATTCGTGAAAGACGCAATAAGCTATTAACTGCAACTGATTGGATGGCGCTTTCAGATGTAACAATGTCAAGCGAGATGACGACTTATCGTCAAGCACTTAGAGATATTTCATCTCAGTCTGGATTCCCTTACAGTGTGACATGGCCTACCGATCCCTTAGCTCCTTCTTCTGAAAGCAGTTCGACTGCCAGTTCAACGCTAACTACTAGTGAATAATTGTAGGTGAATTATGAGCAAGCAAACAATAGCCAGCGCACATGAAAGAATAGACAGCATTGAGCCAAGAATAATTAAGCTCGAAGCTGAGTTGTCTACGCTTCAACGCAGTGTTCAACGTGTAGAAAATATCTTAATTGGTACGGCTGCATCGGTAATTGGTTTACTAATTACGGTACTAATGAGAATGTAATGATATGCGTTTTGGTCGCAGTATTGTGGGGCCAGAGTTTTTCTTTCGGATTATATAAAGTTTGTGCATATGATTGTGGTCAAGAAAGACCCAGCCATGTTTGGTATGACAGAGCATATATAGCGCGTCCTAATTACAACTGCCCAGCGAGGTTCTATGCAACATGATAGACCCAGTGACCGCAATAGCAGGGGCAACAGCAGCATTTAATTTTCTAAAGAAGGGCGTTCAAGTTGGGCGCGATCTTCAAGACATGGGCAAACAGCTACAAGATTGGGCTGGCTGCATGGCAGAGTTAGATCAGGCTGAAAAGATGGCAGAGAAGCCGCCTTGGTATAAGGCTCTTGGCTCTGGCACTCAGGCTCAGGCTATGGAAGTTTTTTTGGCAAGAAAGAAAGCGCAACAAATGCGTGATGAATTGCGAGAGATCATTAGTCACCCTGCTATTCTTGGCCCTTCGCATTGGCAAGAGTTTCTTAGAATAGAGGCTGAGATTAGAAAGCAAAAGCGAGAGCATGAGTTTCGTCGCATGGAAATTAAGCAAGCTATTATTGAATGGGCTGCTGGTATTCTTTTGTTTATTGTTTTGATGGGCGGTCTTGTTGGATTTGTATGGTTGGCTAATGCTTGATCCTGTTGGTAATCTTCCTTTTGCCGTAGAAGCCCAGAGAAGCCGTGAGAGCATCGAAAACCATCAAGCGCAGCAACAGGTGCAGGTAGAGCATAACCGCGCTCACAAGCTCTCTAAGGCGCTTGAGCGACAACAACTTGATTTAATGCTGAGTTATGATAAGTTTGGCGCGTCCAATAGTGGACTTCAACCTCAAGGCCAGATCGTAGATATGGAGGTCTGACATGGTTCAACTTACAGCAAAATATATTGACAGTCTCAAGATACTTCCGCGTTTAATGATGTTGGCAGTGACCGTCTTAACTTATC